AAAAAAAAATGGAATATTATCAGATTTAGAAAATTATGCAAAAATCAGAAAAATTAAATAAAACAAATGAATACCAGTCGGCACTATATTATATAAATTCAAAAGGTTTTGATATAGAAACTATTTTGAAGAGAGGTAAGCCAGAAATGGTTGAACTTACGGTTATGAAGGATGGAAGTAAATTCATTGATTCAAAAGGAAATGATAGAGTTAAAAAGTTTCCTTTTGAATCAACTATTTTAAGTGTAGTTGCAGACTCAGTAATTAAATTAAGCATATACTTAAAATCTAAAGAGCAGTAAGATAAAGCAGAAAAATATTGCACTTTTAAATAAATAGCCTTACATTTGTATATTATTATAATTAATATTTTTATTTAAACCTTTATTACAATGGCTGAAATTAACAACCAACACTCCAACTCGGAGATTATTTCTTATCAAGTTTCTGGAGCAGAGAAACGTTTATATCATTCTTCTAAAGAGCCAAAAGAAGGCTACAAGAAGATTGAATTAGAAAGTGGTAAACTAACCTATCACCGCTATCTTGATGGTCTTATAGGCAAGATTACGTATGTGTCCTTTAGAGATACAGAATTTGGTAAGAGGTTCGGAGTAATGTTGAAAGATGGAGATACTACGGCATCTATTTCTTTACCTCTTGACAATGTACCTTATCGTGCTATGATAGAGGCTATTTTTAATGCTGATTTCAGCAAAGAAATTGCCATAAAGTTCTACCCAAAAAAGGATGGAGAAAAGGTTTACCAAAACTGTTTTTGTTATTACCCTCAAGAAACATATCAAGAGGCTGGAAAGTCAAAAAACAAGATTCCTGAGCGTTTAGAAATGGAAACTCGACCAAGAGGCAAACAGAGAGCTTCGGGCAAATGGGATTTCTCAGAGCAGGAGGAATGGTACTACGAGAAAGCAAGTGAATTAATTGCTCGCTTTGAAAAGTTCAAATTATCAAAATCAACTACTTCTGTAAAAGCAGAAGAAAAGCCAGCGGTAAAACAAGGCGTTGATACCAATGATGATGGATTGCCGTTTTAATATTTGTTAATAAAATAGAGGACTAACATCCTCTATTTTATTCTTTATTTTTTGCTAAATTAAACAATAATATGAAATACAATGCTAATATAGCTAAAGGACTGGAGAAAATGCACAGCCTTTCATACTCTACTGCTCACAGGTGGAAAAAGAAAAATTCAATCCCAGATATGTATTCAAACAATGGGGAAAGGCTTATTCAAGGAATGACTCTTAGGGAAGCAAAGAACTTTACCAAGTTGTCGCTGAGGCAAATACAAGCACTTTTATTCTTGGAAAGTGGAGATGAAAAAATAATTTATAACATTGTTTCAATCTCCTACTGGTTTTCAGGAAAAAGAAATCCAAGAAAACAATGGATATGGGATATTTTAGACAGAAAAGTAACTGAAAACAAAAAACTAAAATGATAAACTATACAATTCCTGAAAAAGAAGACAAAACTCGTTATTTCCTGTTCAATTATTTTACAGGAGAAGATATTGGGAGCATTTGGGTACAAAATACAGAAGGTAGATTCCCAAACAATGATTTTATAAAAGATACTATAAAAGTTGAGTACGGATTTGCTGATGTAGTGGTTATAGGATTTTTTGAGTTTAATTCAAAAGAAGATTATTTAGACTTTACAAATTAAGATATGAATAAGAAAGACGTTTTCAAGAATCAGTCCCAATTAGATTGGGCAGAATATAATCCAAAAAACATGAAACCTCCAATGATTTGGAGGAGAATGAATCATCATGGTCATCGGTTTTACTTTGGAGAAAAAGATGGTGAAGTTCTTATTGCTTGCGGAATTACAACTGCCATCGACAAATCATTTGGAGAGCCAAAAGCGTTAAGAGATTGGAAAGATGCAAGACCAAACTGGAAAGAAATCCTGCCTATTATGGCAGACTACGGAACACTAAACCATATTGGTCTTGGTCATCTATGTAAGGAAGGAGTTATTCCAAAATACATTATAGAGATAGCAGATGAAACGTTTAATAAAAAAGAGCAATTCAAGAAAGATATGCTTTCAATCAAGAAGTTCTTTAACGAAAATGAAGTTGAAGTTTACTTTCTTGAAGGTATTTTAGGAACTCATTATCCTACACCCTATGGAAAGGCTTGGATATGTTCGGCTATTGATATGTTCTGCAAAATTACTCTAACGACTGTTAAGAAAGAACTCGTTGAAGATGGTATTTACGAGCGTGGAGGAACTAAGAACAACAAAGGAGATATTAAGTACAAAGAAGTTAAAACAGAAACAAGAGAGTCTTTTTGGGCTATCATTGATTTGAAATCTAATTACGAACACAAAGAGGAAAAATCTTTCTTTGATTCGCACAGGTATCAGTTAATCTTTGGAAGGAAGTTAATTTCTGAATATTTCAACATTCCTCAGCAGGAAATAAGAATGTTTAACCTATCTCCTTTGGGATGGACGAAAGAACCAAAGTATGCTTTAAAGGAACATTTCGATAAAGAAAATAAATGGGGATTCACAGACCAACAAAGACTTGAAGCAAGGCTCAATTTAGCCGTTATGGAAGGACTTGTTACTCCAAGTGGGGAGTTAATGGAGATAAGCGAAAATATTGGCTTAGATAGCGAATATGACTATCGTGTAGTTAGGTACGAAGATAAGGCAAGAGAAGTATTGAATGAAATGTAAAAAAGGTTTGGTTTATTAAAATATCTTTGTATATTTGCAAACGGTTTGACAGCCTAAAATATATAAAGATATTATAGCCTTAGTAGCTCGAAATTGTTGGGTCTTATATTACCCTTGTCAAACAATCAGAGCTACTAAGGCTTTTTTTTATTTAAGAATATGCAATTGCTAAAAGACAAAACAACAATTAGCTCCCTTGAATTGGTTGAGCAAATAAATATCTTTAGAAGAGAGGATGAAAATAAGAATGATTTAGTACATTCAGACTTATTAAAAGTAATTCGTGATGAATTTGAAGAAGAAATAGGTATGGGAAATATTTCCTACACCCCCTATATTCATCCTCAAAATGGTCAAGAATATAAAATGTTTGACTTAACTCTTAATCAAGCCAAACAAGTATTAGTTCGTGAATCAAAGATTGTTCGTAAGGCTGTTGTTGCGTACATTGAAAAGATGGAGAAAAAGCTGGCAGATGTTCAACCTAAACTACCTGCAAATTATTTAGAAGCACTTAAATTATTAGTAGTTAAAGAAGAAGAAAACATAAAGCTAATTGCTGAAACTACTGAGCAAAAAGGATTAATTAAAGAACAAGCTCCAAAAGTTGAATTTTATAACCAAATTGCCGACACTACAACTTCATTTGATATGCAAGAAGTTTCAGCAATGTTAAAACTTACTTATGGTAGAAATATTCTGTTTAGAAAATTGAGAGAAGCTAATGTATTAATGAGTGATAACCTACCATATAGAGAACATATTAACAATGGATATTTATTGGTAGTAGAAACAAAATGGATGAATCCTAAGACCGACCAATCAACGGCAACTTTTCAAACAAGAATAACTCAGAAAGGATTGGAGTGGCTACAAAAAGGAAAAGTCAAAATGAAATTATAAATAAAATACCAATAAAAACAATAAAATCAAAAACTATGAAATTTGTTATTTCGTCATCTTCTTTATTAAAAGAACTTTCTGCAATTAATGGCGTGATTATTAGTAATCCAACTGTCCCGATTCTTGAAAACTTCATGTTTGAATTGGACAATAAAAAACTAACCGTTACGGCATCGGATATGCAGACAGTAATGATTACTGAGTTTGAAGTTGATTCTATCGACAAAGGTTCTTTTACCTTACCTGCACGCTTATTATTAGATACCTTGCGTAGTTTACCTGAGCAGTCTATCCAAGTAAAAATTAATGAAGAAACATTTGGAACAGAATTGGTAACTGCCAATGGTCGTTATAAATTAGCTGGAGAAGATTCATCTGGATTTCCTCGTGTTCCGCAGGCAAATTACGACTTTAGTATTGAAATGGATTCCGATATGTTGGGTTCGGCTATTAAAAATACCATTTTTGCAACAAGCACAGATGATTTACGCCCAGCAATGACAGGTGTATGTATTCAAGTTTCTAAAGATGCTACTACTTTTGTTGCAACGGATGGTCATCGCTTGATTCGTTATAGACGTAAAGATGTAAAATCTACAAGTGAAGCCTCTTTTACTTTGCCTCGTAAGGCTTTGAATTTATTAAAGTCTTCACTTACTGGCGAAGTCGTTCCTGTCAAAGCTGAATTTGGTAGTTCTAACGCATTTTTTAGTTTTGGACACATCAAAATGATTTGTCGTTTGATTGATGACCGCTTTCCCAGTTATGAAAGTATAATTCCTCAGGACAATCTAAATAAATTGAGAATTGAGCGTACAGAGTTATTAAGCACTTTGAAGCGTATTTCGATTTATTCAAATAAAACTACGCATCAAATTCGTTTGAAGATTTCAGCCAATACGTTGATTATTTCGGCAGAAGATTTAGATTATTCAAATGAAGCAACTGAAAAACTTTCTTGCGAATATGACGGCGAAGAAATGGAAATTGGTTTCAATGCTAAGTTTTTGGTTGAAATGTTGAATAACCTAAGTGTGAAGAATATTTCATTAGAATTATCTAGACCCAATCGGGCAGGTTTAATTATTCCTGTCGAAAAAACAGAAAACGAAGATACTTTGATGCTCGTAATGCCTGTAATGTTGAATATGTAATGTTGAATAATTAATTAAAAATGGCACTAATTATAAGTTAGTGCCATTTGCTTTTATCTTCCAAACTTTTGATTCTTGATTTCTATTTGAGAATTTATACTTGTCATATAAGCCCTAACTCCATTCTTATCAAGATAAACTACTGGCTGTTGGCGTTTAGCTACTTCCTTGGTTAATCCTTCAATCTTTCTTGTTAAATCCCTTACATCGGTATTATAATTTGCATCTGTCTTGCTTATCACATAAGGACTTACTTTCTGAATAAAGCTCGAACTATCTATCATCTTTGTTCCCATATTAAACCTTTCGATAACTTCATCACGAGATGGTCTTTTTCCCATAAATCTTGTCATCTCATCCATGTTAGCCTTAGAAAAGACTGCTTCCGAAGGATGAAGGATAGCCATCTTGCCTCCACGAGAATCAACTGTCGCACCACTTAAACTTACAGATGTATTGTCAGTTCCTTTTTCATAACCAGTAGAACCAGGATATGGATATGGTCTTGGGTTTTGAGGAGGGATATAAACAGGTGGAACAGTTTTACCTTCAAGTGCATTTAATACTTTTTGAACTTCAAGTAATTGGTCTAATAACTTTTTATATTCTTCTGTACCTTTATTAGCACTGGCAGCTAAAGCAACTCCAATTTCTCTTGCTTGTTCTACTAATAAAGCCTTCATTACTGTATAATTTGCTATTATATCATCGTTACGTTTTTTAGTTATAGCAAACATATTGTCTTGATGAGTTTGGTAGTTAGCTTCGTTTGCATCTCTAAATGTTTTATCTATATCAGCTAATATCTGTTCATGAGCTGTTTTTCTTATTACTAAAGCATCATCTCTATCTTTTAAGGCTAAATCTTCTGCATCTTTTTTTGTTTTTGCCGCAGCAGCTATTTTATCTTGTTTATCTTTTTCTAAATTAATTTCATCAGAAGCAAATTTTAAAGATGCTTTATATAAATTATTTTTTATATTTAAAGCTACTTGTTCAGTATCAGTATATTCTTTTCTTTTTTGACCTTCAGAATTTACCATATAGGTTAATTCATCATTATACCATTCTTGTAATTTTGCAAGAGCTTCATCACGAGCTTTAATTGAAGCATTGATAGCATCAACTTCTGCTTGTGACATATCAGCAGTTATAGTTTTAGCTGCTAAAGGAAATGCCTTTTCTATCTCTAATCTTTTACCAGCAAAATCTTTTCTTACACTTGCTAATGAATTTTCATTAGTTATTAATGCCTCTAATTGTTTTGACCCAGCAGCTAATATTCCTAATGTTTCTGAGTCATATTGTTGTTGTCTTTTTAATGATTTATAATTATATTCTTTATCTATACTTGATATTGCTGCATCATATATTTTTGTTATAGCATCTAAACGGTCTTGATAGTCTTTTTCTATATTTGCTTTTCTTGTACTATCATATTCCTCTTCAGCAGATAAAGCATTATCCCTTGTTTTTGTTATATTTTCAATAGCAGTATTGTATCTTTCATCTTCTGCATCTTTAGCTTTATTATAAGTATCAATTATTTCTTGTGCATAAGTTTTTTGTGCAGATATTAATTCTCCAATTGTAGCTGATGAACCTTGAATAAGTTGTTGAGCAGTAAGACTACCTGATGCTATTAAATTTAAAAATTCTTTATAATCAATTTTAAGAGAAGTTGTACCTACACTTATTAAATTCATATAATGTTGTGCAGATTTTCCTAAAGAATCAGTTGCACCAATATTAAAAGCATCATTTCCTTGAATATATATACTTTCATACGATTTAGCTAATTCATCATAAGAACTTACTAAATTATCAATATATGGTTTAATTCTTTCCATATATTGTCCTAAATATATGGTAGATTGTTTTACTAATGCTTCTGTTTTTCTTTTTGAACCATTTATGAGTAAATCTAATCCATTAAATGCAAATCCAATAGCTTTAGATATACCACCTTGAATATCTCCAGTAGCAAAACTTGCTATTGCTGACATACCTTGTTTTGCAATTTCAAGACCTTGTTTTTGATTTTGCAATACAGCCTTTTTACTTAAATCTGATGTTTCATTTATTTTATCATCAAGATTTTTTCCAATTATTCCAAATATTTCATCAGTAACTTGAGAAATAATTGCCATTGCTTTTTTGAAATTCTCTTTATCCTCTGAATAAAGCACCTTTTTTTTGCCAGTAAGAAATTCAAGTAATTTAATCTGCTGTTCAGTTAATTTTTCCTGTATTATTAATTTATCTATTTCAGCTTCTTTGTATTCTTTTGTTCCTTCTTTATTTAATATTTTTAATTTATCAAGATAAATATTAACTAAAAATAAATCTTTTTCAATTCTTTCTTTTTTATTAACTAATATTTTTTCATTTTCTTCATTCTCTATTTTTATTATATCTTTTGAATTTTTAGCATGAGATAATCTTTCAATAATTCTTAATTTATCTATTAAATTATATTTTTCTTCTTCTAATTTAACACTTTGTTTATTTTTTGTTTCATCTAATTTTGCAAGTTCTTTTAAAAGTTTTTCTGCTGTAACTCTATCTTTAGCATCCCACTTCCTTGTTAAATCAGCTAATGCTAATCTATTTTTATTTTCAATATCTTGTTGTGCTAATGCTTTCTTTTCAGCAGAACCAGTAGAGTTTACTAATTTACTTATATCATAAGATAATTGAAGAGCAAGAATAGCTTTTTCATTATCCCTTGTTGATTCTAATTCTTTTGTATATACTATCTCATTTAATAATAACTTTTCAGCATTGGTATCAATTATTTTTTTAATAATTAAATTATTTGCTTTTTCTCTCTCTATTCTATCTTTAACGTTCCAATTTCTTGTTAAATCAGCTAATGCTAATTGATTGTTATTTTCTAATTCTTCAATTTTTTTATTTTTTATACTTTGAGAACCAATAGAATTTTCTATTTTACTTTTATCATAATCTAATTTTAATTTAAGTATTAATTCTTCATTTTGCCTTGTAGATTCTAATGCTTTTTTATATGCAATTTCATCTATAATTAATGATTCTGCCGCAGTATCCATTTGAGATTTAAGAGCCTTTTCTGCAAATGATTTTGCTAAATTGCTTGCCTTGGTACTCCATTTAGAATCTAATTCGGCAATTTTTTCTCTATGTTTATTCTCTAAATTTTCTAGTTTTTCAGTTTTAATAATAGCTGCACCAGTAGCACTTTCTATTTTACTTTTATCATATTTATATTCTAATTCAAGAACAGATTTTTCATGTTCTTTTGTCTTATTTAATGATTTTGCATGAATTAATTCATTAAATATTTCTTTTTGTTCTGCATTATCTGCATTTATTTTATATTTCTTATTTGCAGTATTCTTTTCTGCTTCTTCTTGTATTATATTATGTTTAATAATTGCTGCTTCATCTTTTATATTATATTTAACCATTAAATTCTCTCTTTGAACTAAATAGTCATATTGTAATATTTTTTTTGCTTGTAAACTTTTATTTAATGCAGCATATTCTGAAGTAAACATTTTATTTCTGGCATCCGACAATCCTTGTTCATTCTTTGATAAATCAGTTAATGCTCCTTGATATTCATATATTAGCTGTCTTGCACCTTTAAGGTCAAAGAAATCAAATAAAGGTGCAACTTTATTATATTCAGGTATTGTTGTAACACTTACTCCCTGTTCAATTAATTTTCTTCTTTTTTCAACAGCTCTATTAGTAGCTTCTTCTTGTATTTTCTCACGAGCCATTAAAGATATTTTCAAATCAATAGCTTTATTTACTTCATCATATATTGCTTTTATTTGAAGATTTATATTTTTTTCTTTATCAAGCTGACTAAAGTATTTTGGATATGCCTTTACTAAGTCATCAAGAGCTTGTTTATGCAAATCAGTCCCTTCTTTAAGTTTAATAACTGATTCGGCAGCAATATTCATTCTTACATTACTTTCTCTAACAGATTGAATTTGGCTGTCATTAGATTTTACCCATTCATAGTTTACCTTATTAGAGGCTTCTATTGCCTCAGATACTTTTTGGTAAGTATATACTAAGGCTGCTATTCCTGCTGTTAGAAGAACTGCCGGCCCCATAGATGCAGCCAAAGTTGCATTGAAACCTACGGCTGCTCCTCTTGCTGCGGTTTGTGATGCAGCCAATGCTGTTAATCCTTCTATTTGTGCAGTTATGGCTGTAACATCTAATCCACGAGCCACAAGTGTAGCTCTGAAAATAGTAAGTTGTTCAATATCTATCGCTATGGTTGCTTGTTTTTCAGCAGCCAATGTTGCCATTGACAATAACTCTGCATCTATTGCTGCAACATCTAATCCACGAGCTATGATTAAAGCTCTTTTTTGTTGTAAAACTGTAAATTCTGCTGCTGCCTCTGCTTCTAATGCAAGTATCTTTCTTCCTTCCATTACCAATTTTGCATACTCGACAACTGCAATAGCAGTCATTAAACCTTTGTATATTGCCCAAGTCTTTATTGCTACTTCAACAGTAGATATTGTTCTTTTTATAGCCTCATCTGTACCAAAAAATGATTTTAAAAGGCTATCAGCAAAGTTTACAGCACCTCTTGCTGAGTCTTCAAAAAATTCACCTATTCTTGCCTTTATAAAGAAAAATGTTTCATCTAACTTATCTAATCTACCACGAACAGTATTAGCCATAATGTCCATAGACCCTGCAAAAACTCCTCCTTGAAGACCTGCTGACAATATAGATTTTTTAAAGTCGTCAAAGCTAACATTTCCATCGCTAATTTCTTTTCTTAAATTTTGAACTGACATTCCTGACTGTTGCGACATTATTGCTAATAAAGGAAATCCAGTTTCAGCAATTTGCCTAACCTCTGTTCCCATTAACCTACCAGCAGCCTGTACCTGACTAAACGCATAAGTTAATCGCCCTAATCTATCTCCACCACCAAGTGCAGCAGCACTATTGCCAAGCGATTCAAGTACAATAGGTATTTCTGTGGCAATTTCTTTATTTGCTACTCCTGCTGCTTTAAACGAACCAATTAATTGATTACTTGATTTAATTACTTGTTCAAAATTTAAAGGAGTTTTTAATGTAAATTGTTTTAAATCTTCTGATAATTGTTGTCCATATTTTTTAGTAAGAAGATTATTTAATGACATATCAAATGCCTGTATTTGAGATTGTGCATCTACAACACTTTTAGCAAAAGAACCAATTGACATTGCTCCAAAAAGACCTATTAATTGGGAACGAAGGTTTACAATACTAGATAATGAAGAAAATAAACCATCAGAACTTTTTTTAGAATCGTTTAAAGCAGCAGATTGTGCTTTTAATTCTAAATTATTCTTTCTCAACTCAGCAGATTGCTTATTTATTTCAGCAGTTCCTAATTGTGTTTGTAGAGTTGCTTGTTTAGTTGAGTTAGCTTGCTCTAAAGCATCTCTTTTTATTTGTTCAGAAACAATCCGAGATGCACCAGCAACTCCCGATATATTTAAACCAAGTCTTTTATATTCATTTATAAGCTCAGAAAGCGCCTGTAAATCAGCAACCGTAATTAGTCTAATAGTATCACTTAAATTAGCCATTGTACTTTTATATTTGTGTGTGGATTAAATTTTCTAAATTAATAGAAAGTTTATATTTTTACTTTTTATTGCTCATTTCCATCTGCTTATTATGAGCATCAATATCTTGATTTACTAATTCTTTATAGTTGAGATAATCGAGAACACTTTGGCGTTCGACTTCTCTTTGACTAAGTTTAATATGGTTCGATATAACTTTACAATCTGAGATGAACCTTTGCCAAGCTGTAATCCTTCCAATACCTCTTTGGACTTTAAAATATCCAATATCAGTAGATTTTTCGATAAGTTGTACTGGTTTTTTTCCATATCCGTCATTTGACTTTCCTCCTTTGCCCAATAAGGAGTAAAATCCATCAATCGTTGCACCCAATCCATCGAACTTAGTGATGAAAGTTTCCAAAAAAAAA